AATGACTTCCTTGAAGACTATACTCAAGAAGAGTTTGTACAAAAGGCAGCTCAGGCAATTGAACAACAGAGTAAAGATGCTCAGGCTAATCAGGCCATTGAACAACGTAAGAAAGAAGCCGATGCTGCACTAGCAGAAGCTAACGTCAGTTATACTCATGCTCAAGCTAAAAATACTATGGATGATAATGCTCGCCAACTTGCAGTGTCTATTGATAAGCACTTCCAAGAGTGGGCAGATATGACCATTAAAGCAACTAAAGAGGGTGCAACTTTACCGGAGCATCCTTCCTATGATCAGGTTCTTATGCTTGCCCGTCAAATTATTATGGGACAGCCAGAACCACAACAACAGGAAATGACACAACAAGATGGACAAATACCGCAAGACAGCTGAGACGAAGCTAGGTAATAATAAGTCATACGGTAATCATAAGGTTCATCCTGAAGAATTGGCGCGAAGGGCTCATGTTAAGGGTCACTTCGCCGCCAAGGAACGGGATGAATTCTTTGATGAAGTATACGGTGAGGTTCTAATCGACCTCTTTATTGAATGGCTCAAGACGGAGCCGCACGAAACAAAGTCCCGTGAGTTTCTCTATGGTTCTGCTATGGCACTAGGAAGTGTTAAAGAGAAAATGATAGGCTTTGAAATGTATGGGAAGAATATTCCACATATGATGGAGGACAACAATGGCGAAGCGAATAATTGATTACGCCCAACTTACTAAGAATTATGAAACTATGATTGATACACTAGAGTATGACTCTATGCGTAGCGCAGGAAAGGCTAAGCTTAATGCTGAAGTACTTTATTATATGCACGCACTTAAAGATCGTTATAGTTCTAAACAACCTAAACCTGTAGTAACACCTGTTACTAAGAAGGGAGGTAATTAGAAATGGAAAATACCAATGCAACAACAGACTCTACCCAATTGGATGACTCTGTAGCAACGGGTGAAAGTCGAACTGAAGAGGCTATGCTGGCTGACATTCTTCGTAATACTGAGTTTCTCAGTGATGAAGAATCTCTACCCGATGAGCAAGTACCACAGTTAGACGCGGAAGACTCTGATGACGAAGACCCAGAAGAATCAGACGAAGCCGATAACGTTGATGATGAAGAAGAAATCGAAGAAGATGAAGTGGAAGCAGAAGATGCGGATGATACGTCTACCCAAGAAGCTGATGTCTACACTACTGATGACCTCGATTTGGATGCTGCTGTACTCGTTAAAATTGACGGGGAAGAAGTAGCTGTTACCTTTAATGACCTTATCAAAGGTTATTCTACTGAACAACATCTTTCTAACAAGGGTCGTGAACTTGGCGAAGCACGTAAGGTAATGGAAGAGGAGTACCAGAGTAAAATCCAAGAGATTAACTCCATGGCTCAAGCCTCTGCTGCTGTGCTTTATAGTCAAGAACAAGAACTCGCTAAGGAATATCATGAGATTGAAGCAGCTATTGAACAAGCTCGTGCTGATGGCGACACCTATGAAGTTAATGAACTGAAAGATAAGCGAGAGCAATCCCAAAAACAATACTGGGAAGCACGCAAAAAACGTGAGTCACTAGTAGAAACAGTTCAGAAACAAGAAGAAGTAAAGATAGAACAACAATGGTCAGAGCAATTGAATTATTTCAATGAAACAATTCCAACTCTAATCCCTGACTTTAATGAAGATACTGCAATGGCAATTCGTGAATTCGCTATTGAAGAAGGAATTGCACCTGAAGTATTAGATACTATTGCAGATCCTATTATTGTTAAATTTGTTGATGATTATCGACGCTTAAAACAAGGTGTTTCTAAAGGCCAAGCTAAACGTAAAACTACCACTGTTAAAAAGGCTCCTATCCGTAAGGCTAAAACTCGTTCCCAGAAGGAAACAAGTAATGCTGAACGGCTACGGCAAAAGGCTTTAAGTGGTAATGCAACAGCTGATGAACAACAAGACTTCCTTAGGGGTTTAGCACAACGCTCACTTAACTTATAATACCTCGGAGGTATATGAATAATGGCTAATAATCTTGGTGTTCGCGGCACCGGAGGTCCAGCAGGACCAGCTCGCGGAACCGGCAAAGACGTCTCACAGCGTGAGGATCTTGCCAACTTTATCACGATGATTACTCGTGATGAAACCCCTTTCATGTCATCTATTGGCAAAGCAAAAGCAACAGCTATCTACCATGAGTGGCAGACAGACCAGCTGGAAGCACCAGGCAACTCTCGCATCGGCGAAGGTACAGACTGGATTGCACCAGATGCAACAGGCTCAGGCGGTACAGGTGCAACACCTGCAACTGGCAACAAGTTTGCTATCTCAGGTCCATATCGCACTCGTCTGGGTAACTACACTCAAATCAACGGTAAGACAATTGCTGTATCAGGCACACGCCGTGCAGTAGATCAGGCCGGTGTAGCTGATGAGTATGCTTATCAGTTGAAGAAGCGTGGTACAGAACTACGCCGTGACGTTGAGTTTGATATGATTCACTCAATGAACACTTCAAACGCTGTAGGTACACAGAACGCTAACGCTCGTTCAGCTGGTGGTTATCAGGCTTTCATTAACTCAGCTTCAACAGTTGACTACGTTGGTGAATTCCAGGCTCCTTCAGATGCAACAACTGGCGCTGGTACAGATGCAGACGGTACAGCTATTGCTCGTTCAACCATTGCTGGTTCAACAACTGCACCTGATCGTGACCCAATTGCTTTGACTAACATTGACTCAGTCATGCAGAAAATCTATGAGCAAGGCGGTAAAGCCTCAAAGATCATGCTGTCACCAAAGCTTCGCCGTGACTTCTCTGACCTGATGGTTGGTGATACAGGCGTACAGCGTAACATTGACGACTCAGGCAAGCTGCGTCAGTCAGTTGACATCTATATGTCAGACTTCGGTGATCTAATGGTAGTTCCTAACTACGTCATGGGTCTCACAAACAACTTTGCGTTTACTGGTGACAACAACGTTGCTCACTCAGGCGCTGGTGTTACTAACCTTGCTAACTTCTCTGCATTGATCTATGATCCAATGTGGTTTGCTATTGCAACTCTGCGTCCTCTTGCAGAAGTTGACGTAGGACAGCAGGGCGACTCAACTAAAGGCATGATGGTTGAAGAATCAACCTTGGAAGTCCGTAACCCATTGGGTTGTGGTGCTATCTACGGCCTAGAGTAGGTTTTATTGAGGGGAGGCTTTCGGGCTTCCCCTCTTTTTACTATAGGAGATAAAAATGGCTAATAAAAAAGGTATTATTTTAAAAGACGGATCTATGTCTACAGATCCAAAAATTATTGCTCGTGAAGAAAAAAACGAACTAGCAAAAAAATTATATGGTAAAAAAGCTACATATAAGATGGGCGGTGGTAAAGTTTCAAAATATTATTCAGCTGGTGGCACTGTAATTACAGGGAGAGACTAATGAAACTATGCGCAGATTGCCCATCACCAGCTAAATGTAAGGCTGCAGGCAAGTGTATGAAGGGTATGCCTTTACCTAAGTCTAAACCACCTAAAAACGCTAGACCTAATCATCCAATGAATACTGAGCGAACCACTGGTTTAAAGATGGATCCGCAATATAAGTCATCGGGTGGAATGGTATTTAAAGGTCGTTCATAAACAAACAAATAGGAGTACAGTAAAATGCTAGTTATTCAAACAGCAAACGGGAATACTTACCCCGCAGAAACATGTGTGTGGCGTACAGCTACTGTTTCAACTGGTGGATACCAGTTAACACACTTAACCGTTGGCTCACCTACTGTTGCCGTTGGCGCAGCACCAGCTGCAGCCCCGACAGGAGCACGGTTAGGCTATATCGGAAAGTCAGGTCGTTTTGTAGCATATACAGAACCCGCCGCTTAATTAAGTAGGAGAGGACATGAGTAAAGAAACAGACTTTAAATTCTACAGCTCGACTGTAGGAGCCAAAGAAGGTATTCAAGCTGGTTTTGATCTTCAAAGTGGAGATTGGCAAGCAGTACAAGATATTTCAAAGTATAAGGAAGCAGCAAAGCTTCAGCGAGATAAAGAAGCATACTATGGTAAAAGTAATAATGGATACCGTAAGATGGCAACTATCCCTGACATTGTAGCAATTAAGATTCTTGAAGACCATAAGCTAGATCTACATGATCCTGCCTTTATGAAAGATCCTAATAACCTTAAAAAGCTTAAGACTATCTTAGTTACAGAATACTCCGATTTGGTAATCAATACTTAATTAGGAGAATTAAATGGCGAGAACCTATACAGACTTTGTTGCGCTAGTTCGCAACTGGTCAAATAAAGATTCCGCAGTCCTATCTGACGCAATCATACAAGATTGTTTACGTTATGCAGCAGATAAAGCTTATCGAACGCTAAGAGTTAGCGCGTTAGAAGCAACTATTTCGTATAACGCAACAGCACTAATTGCTGCCACTACAGCAGGAAATAATCTTGTTGATAGTAAAACAGAGTTAGTATTACCTTCGGATTTAATTGAGTTTATTTCAATTATTGAAGTAGATGCTGCTGATCAAGCAACTCGTGTTTTTAATGAAAAAACAGACTTAAGAACATTTAATGATTGGACTGCTAACAAATATAACTATAATGCTTACTGGTCTAGGGAAGGTAATAACTTAATTCTTTCTCCTGGATTTCAGCAAAACACTTCTATTGGATCTCCTACTGAAGTAAAGATTCATTACTATCGGAGATTGCCAGCGCTTAATGCAACCTATAGTGTTACGCCAGCTAACTTTGCAGCAAATCTTTTAGTATCTGCTAGCGCAGGAGATCCTGGTGCGGTACAACTTTTCTTCAATAGTAATGTTAGTGGTGTTGCTTATAAAACATCTGCTTTGGCACAAGCTGCAGATCCTGCTGGAATTGTATCGAGTGCCTATTATGTAGGAACATTAGTCTATAACTGGCTTCGTGACGATAACGAAAGAGTATTACTTATGGGTTCACTTGCAGAAGTATTTGCATACCTTCAGGATGATGAACAAGCTCAAAAGTATATGGCTATGTTTGTAAGTGAAGTTAATGAGCTTAATGATGAAGACAATAAACGAAATGCTTCGGGTGGCAACCTACAAGTAAGCTATAGTGCAGGAGGGTTAATCTAATGACAACACCGGCACAACCAGATACCGTAGATGTTGTAGGCGCTACTGGCGATGCATCTGCAGGTGGTTTATTTAATAGTTCACAAAACACAGCTATTACTAGCCTTGAAACAGCTATTGCAGACTTTGTAACTGATGCACAAACAGCAGCAAATAATGCTGCAACTAGTGAGTCAAACGCTGCAGCTAGTGCAGCTTCAGCAGCAACCAGTGCTTCTTCCGCTTCAACTAGCGCAACTTCGGCAGCAACTAGTGCTTCTTCTGCGCTTGCTTCTAAAAACAGCGCTGCCACAAGCGCTACTAATGCAGCTACAAGTGAAACTAATGCGGCCACTAGCGAGGCTAATGCAGCTACTAGTGAGACAAATGCAGCAACAAGCGAAGCAAATGCACTTGCTAGCGAAATTGCAGCAGCCTTAAGTGCTACTCAGTCAGCAGGAAGCGCTACCAATGCGGCTACTTCAGCGGGAAACGCAAGTACCTCTGAAATAAATGCAGCGGCTTCAGCAGCAGCAGCGCTTACGTCAGAAGGTAATGCTTCAACAAG